CTGTAAAGAATGCTATAAGCAACATTACTATTAAGGTTATATTAGCATATTTCTTTCCTTCTGGGTCTTCTTCCCAGACATTGTGTATCTTATTATATAAAGGTTTACTCATAGCATTATTTACTAAGAATAAAAAGCCCAGGACTAATACACCAAATATAAACATGATTCCTTTTAGTATCATAGTGAGTCAATTCTTTTTTGTAAATATACTAAAGCTTTTTTTAAATCTTCTTTTTGAGTCAATTTATTTTTCTTACCTGCTCTAGCAACATACTTAATTACATTGCCTAGATAAAAGTCTTTATCTAAACCCCATGCTTCTAAGACTTGGAATACTTCATAGAGGGAATCCTTACCACCATAATAGTCAGGCCTTGGTCCTTCATCTAAATTCACAACTCTTTTCTGCCAGTCTATTTCTTCTGCTGTAGGGCAAGTTGATTTATTAATGCTGGTATCCTTTCCATAAATCCCATCCACCATATCTCTATATGGAGAATACTTGTCACTTGGAGTATAGGTATTATTAAGATCTGTTTTCATAACTTACCATACTATAATTACATCACCTTCATTAAGAACAAGTTTGATCTCACCATCTATTTCTACTCTCTCTACTTGTTCCATGTTGAGAGCAGATGTTCTTACATATACTTGATCCCCTTCCTTAACATCTTCTACTTTATCTCCTATGGCATAAACTGTAAGTTTACTCCATAACTTTGCAGCTTCTTGCATCATTGCCTCTTCATCTTTAGCAGACAATTCAAGTGCTGACTTTTTTCTTTCTGGTACACTAAGTAAAATAGTTCTACCTCTTAGTTTTTTAAATGGTTTCATATTGTTGGTTTTAAAAATTTACGCATCATATTTTTGACTAGTACTAGTCTGTATTTTTTCTATCTCTGGTGGATCTTGACTAAGCAAAGTAAACTTAATCTTTTCTAATATCCCTATGATATGTGGATTACCATAAGCTCCTTCATTAACTCTTACTTCCAATCCATCATTTGTTTCTGTGATAGAAATTATCACTGCATCTTTATCCATATTTATTATTTTTATAAGTTCATCATATATCATTCTAGCTTCCAAGTTAGACCCTGTCTTTTCTGCAACATGCAACCACAACTTTTTTTGCTGATCAGTCATCTCATATAACAAACTTAGTAGAGAACAAATATAAAAACTTTTTTTGTTTAAACTAAAAACCCCGGAAAAAATTCCAGGGTTTCTAGCAAATCAAATCAATCAAGTTTATCATTTAATAAAATGAACAGTACAAATATAATAAAATTATTCATTATCATAAAACATTCTTTCAGAATCTTCTGTCTGCCATTTTTCAAATCCCTCACAGTTATACCAATCTTTGTTAACCAGATAGTCAGGTCTCTCAGGAAAAGGCTTAGTAACAAAGCTAGGCTCAGACCACTTAATTCTATTATTAGGTTGCAGTGCTATCTGTCCATTATCTAAAAGAATAATATGGTGACTCTTGTGTTCTAATGGATCTTCTGCTAGAGATAGATCTGTGTTAGGATCATTAGAACCCCAATTGATTGTAGCATAATATTTTCCAGGGTAGAACTTTTTATCTTTCATATAAACCTGTACTGGAGTATCATAAAGATATGACAGATGTAGTAAGGTAAAGTTATAAGAAAAACAATTCCATATCTGTAGATAATGAAATGGTAGATCTGGATCTGGTAATTCTGGTTCAGTAAGTAAAGCATGGGATGGTAACTTATCTCTAAGTACTCCATTGTCAAGTAGCACCTGGAACAGTGCAGCTTGTCCCGGCATACACCTAACAGATATTACAACACCAGGTGTGAATTCACCTTGGCCCTTTTGGTGTTGATACATGTACTCATTCCTAACAAATACTTTCAGAGGAAAGAAGTTATGTTCTATATATGCCATATGTTATTTTTTGAAGAACCCTTTCTTAGGTTCTTCTTTTTTATCAAAACCTAACTTTTCTATAATCTTATTAGCTTCATCTTCTGCAAAACCTATAGCTTCTTCTTCCTTGTCTTTGATATTCCAGTTATTTAATAGGATACTCATGTGCATAGTTTCATGCATAACAGCTGTGGCTTTCTCTGTAAGGGAGTACTTCTTAAATGTACTTAAGTTAAGAAACAAGAATGGTTTATGTGGAGCTTTTGCTGTAAGCTTCTTATCAGCTGGATCATAATTAGTCCATCCATAAATATAAACTCCATTACCCACAGTCTTATCAACTTCTTCTGCCTGAGCATCAGCTCTATTAAGACCATGCATCTCCTGTACCTTATAATAGTCAAAAATTTCTGTAGCATTATCTCCTGCTAACAGAATATATTTACCCATGTCAAACTTTTTCATAAAGCAAATATATAAAAAAATCCTGGACTATTACATCCAGGACTTTCTACCCAGTCCGTTGACCAAGAAACACATAACTTAATACAAATATAAAAAATTTTTTGGAAATAAAAATGTTGTAAATAAGAGAGGATGGTGGGGCCTCCATCCATGACCCCCGGGCCATTCCAGTCAGCAGGGGTACCCCCTGGTCTAGCCAGCTGGCAGACTTCATCTGACCATCTGTCTAAGAAAATTTTCCTACCAGAAAATGTTTCTATGACCTGTCACATGCAAGCATGTTTCAGGTACTGCTGTGTCCAAGCAGAGCTTGTCCAATAGCAGGGGGTGCATTGCTAGCCCTTGTCATAATATAAAATCTTAAATTTTATCTTATGAATACTATTATCTTCCGGGTTGCAAACAACCCAAAATCTAACAGCACTTATCTTTGTTTTCCAACAGGCATGAAGCCTTTTGTAATGCCAAAGACAAAACTCAGTGGCATAAAGCCTGGTAAGATCTACCTTGTAGACCTTGTAACCAAGCAGTATGCCAATGGCACCAAGGTTTATGTTCACACAGTTCACAACCATGGTGAGCTTACAGTGGGTAAACCAGCAGTAAGCAAGAGCAAGAAGAAGTCTTAGGACTTCTTCTTTTTTTTCCCTCTTGTTCTAGCCCTAATCATAATAATAAATCTTATTATTATGAAAACACTTTTTGACCTGTCAAAAACTATTCCTGAGATAACTGAAGTTCCTCAGGCATCAATGGCAATATTAGACTGTGGTTACACCAAAGTCTTATTACCATTGTTATCAGAAGAATACAAAAGTATTCTTATGTTAAACAGATGTGAATGGCCAGGGCCATACACTGTTAACAGAATGTATGAACTTATTTCCCAGGAAATAAATTGCATACATGTTGATTCTCATATCTATTGTCTTGCAGACAATTACTATGAGAATGTGATGGCTAAAGCCATTGATGATCATAGTTTAGCACCATGATCATAAAGGGGTAAACCCCTTTTTTTTCTTCCCTCTTTTTTCTAGCCCTTAACTTAATTGGTTAACCAATTAATAATTTATAAATTTACTTTTATGCTAAAAGCAAAATTTCTAAGAATGGCAAAGGGTGGAACCCAAGCCATTTATGAAGTTCAAGGAACTTCATCTGAGTTGTCAACATATGTTGCCAACAATTTTAAAAACAGTCCACAAGGGCCTGTTTATAAAAGCTCCATAAATGGAGAAGCTATCCTTGATAGCAATGGGAATAAAACTCCGTTGTTATTCACGTCATTTCCAATGCCTAATAAGACACAATGGTACCCATTGTATCAGACCTTAACAGGTCCTAATGCAGGCATGTTCAGCTTAGATAAAGCTGACTTGCAATTTGCAATGCTTGTTGCCAAATCCACCGGAGGTGACTTTGGACAAGAATTTGCAAGGCAACAAGTTGCAAGCTTCCTTGAAGCTCCAGTTTCACAATCAATGTCTAGCTTACTAGACCTTGACAGTGAAGATGGCATTGAGGAGGACCTCACTGCAACAGCAACAGAAGAAACTGATGAATCAGCTTCATCTGATGCAGCCTTTGATGAAGTTGAAACAACTGCACCAAAGGGAGCAAAGGTTAGTAAATAACCTTTGACAATAAGAGTAACTCTAAGGAGTTGCTCTTATTTTTTTGTCACCTGAAAAGTAACCCTTTTTTTTCTAGCCCAAAACCTGAATTGCATTGATGTACTCTTGATAGAGTACTTTTTTCTTATCACATAGTCACATAGTAATATATACATAGGTATATTTTTTACATATACTATGGATATAGTAAGCACATAGGTACAAGCTACTTGCATGTGACCTACTTAGATACTTGAAAGTAACTATGTGACATATATTGCATACTCTACCTAGGAGACAACTTAACTTGTATGTAATAGTTGTGTATTCTATGTAGATAAATGCAGGCTGAAATATGAATCTAGATATGTTAGTCTAGTATATTTGTATGTGTTAGTATTATGTACTATCACACTCATACTTACTTTATACTTACTACTTAGATAGTATTTATATACTATAATACTTTAGTATTATATAGAATTAATATAGCTAAACCAAACTTAGTAACCAATAAATAAATATATAAAATGAAAAGAGAAACACTTAAAACAACAACCATCTATCTTCTATCATCTTTTATTATCTTCTATATAGGATTCTTTATAGGAGATCTTAATAGAGAAACAGAGTCTCCGGGAAAGCTCTGTAAAACCTACCAAGATATAGGAGGCAATATAGATATTGAGTACTACTTGGAAGTAAGTCAAGATAGTATTTGGATTGAAAACTACAGTACTCATAGAGTATATGGTGGTACTTACAATCAACTAGATTCTTTAATCAATGTAGATAACTTATAGTTATCTATTCCTTACTGTTAGCAAACAGTGACAAACCTGTGGGGCTACTATTGGGTTCTATATACATTCTGCAAATGTGTATATAGTACTAAGTAAATGAAGACAAGATATGATCCTTGTCTATGCAGTCATTTATAATCCAAAGTTAGTGCAGACTTAAAAATCAGGTATTTTACACATAGTATTGATAAAGCTAT